CAGCTCCTGCAGGCTTTCGATGTCCGCGTAGTGCAGGATCGGTGTGACCAGTTCGCACTTTTCGCTGTCCGATCCGCTGATGCTGCAGTCGCGCTGGAATTTCCACTCGCGTCCCTGTGCGTCCCATGCGCTGTAGGTTTCGTAGCCGTTGCGGTGGGCGGTGTACTCGCTGCGGTTTGTGCCGAAGAACTCGGCGGCAAGCTTTGCGGCAGCCTTGCGGGTGATGTTGTTCATCTCAACCTCAACCCCGATCGTCTGCTCCTTCATTCTGTTAATCTGTGCCTGTGTCTTTGCGTTCATGGTGGTATCCTCCTGTTTGGTTTTTGGTGTGTTTTCCCTTTCGGTAGTCACATATTAACTCTGAACCGAGGATATATCAAGCCGCTAAAACCACAGAATATCGAGGAAAATACAGCCTTGATGATTGTGTAGTATACACCCTTGACTTACTTGCAATCGTGTGGTAATATGGGGTACGATGGAATAGGTTCTCACATTTCCGGCAGCCCCCGGAGGCTGTAAAATCAGCCGCCGGAGATGACCTTGAACTCGTCTGCACCTTCGATCAGCGCAAGACTTCTGCCGTTATCCCGCTTCATGTGGATATTGCCTGCGTCGTCGATGATTGCAACCGTTCCGGTTGTTCCGGGCGGCACGGGAGCGAAGGCATCGTCCATCTGAATCAGGCGGATGCGTGTGCCTGCGGGATAACGCTCCCGCAGGGCTTTCAGTTCAGCTTCATTCGGAAACCGTATCGTCAGCACCTCCTTCGGGCTTGCCGTGACGGAAGGCGGAGCTTCCGGTCAGGTTGCGGAGCAGAACCTTGCGGGCTGCCTTGTAGTCTGCACCGATCATGCCGAGGCGCAGGAGGAAGCAGCGGAATGCGTACTTCTCGTTGTCGCTGGTATCCGGCTTGTTGACCACACGCTGCAGGTTTTTTGCAAACTCGCAAAGCATGGTGATGAACTTGGCGTAGGCATCGCCGTCGCCGTCCTTCTCGACCGTGAACCACGGGAACTCGACCGTTTCCTCACACTCGTTGACCGCAAGACTCTCCGTATTCAGCGCGTGTTTCAGGAGCGTTTCCTTGTTCTCGATGATCTGAAGCAGGTTCTCCAGCCCCTGTTCGCCGAAGAAGTCTCGCTGCATCGAAATCGTCAGCGCCACCGGTTCTTCTTCGGATTTGTAGCCTGCCTTCTGCAATTCGCTCCGGATGTCGTCCGGAAGCTCATCGCCGTGCAGCACCGCTTCCTTGTCGAGGGTGTATGCCCCGATCTGGTATCCGCAGCTCGGAACGCCGAGGTACTTCACCTCGCTTCCGGTCAGCTCACCGATCTTCTGCGCCAGTGCCTTGCGCTGGCTCTTTTCAATATTGAACTTGATATTCATAATGTGACCTCCTGCTTTTTCACCGCTTGCTGCGGTTTGAGTGTAGTAAACAGTCCGGTGGACTGTTTAGATACTAACTCTGAATCGCACAGATAGCAAGACTGTAAAACGGAGAATATGTGCGGGACGGTTTTGCGCCGATTTGTGCATATTACAGCATTTCTGAGTATTGACAGATCGCTGAATTTGAAGTATAATTTTAGTGATAAATCATTTCTACACTGTTAATCTCATACAGAATTTTTTACTTGGTGATTACTTAACACTCAAAAAATACGATGTTAGTATCATAAGAGGAGTATAAATATGAATGAACTACCTATAAGACCTGAGCAACATATTATAGATACACAAGGACTTGCTCTTCTAAATATAATTATTAATCCATCAGAATATATCTTTCGTATACTTGGAGAACGCGACTATGGCATTGATGGTTTATTAGAAATAGTTGAAAATGGACACGCAACAGGTAAGATGATTTCCTTGCAACTAAAATCTTCCAAAGGTTTTGATATAAGTTACAGTGATAAAGTGAATAAAAATGTACTTGTGGATCAATTCGATTCTGCACTGTTTTATTTTGATGGATGTATTCCCGTTCGCATAAAAAAAACAACGTGCAATTATTGGTTAAATAACAATCTGCCTGTAGTCCTCGTTCTCGCTGATATAGAAACGAATTGCCTTTATTATTCATTTATAGCAGATCAAATCAGGCAGCGTTATCAAGATTTTAATAACAGCGATAAAGATCATTTCATGTTTTATGTTCCTGTAAATAGTCAAATGAAACGTATAGAGTATCATGGTGAAACTACTGTTGATTTTATTTGTAGTGCTAATAAGCATATGATTTTTGCACGACATGTAAGGTTAGCATTACAATATCCTAAATTTTTAAATTCTGTTCAAGATTTTGTAATTAATCGAATTGATTACTACGATCATATTAATCATCAAAATGCAGATCCTTTTCTATCACAGCCATCCTCATTTTTTATTAAAACAAAACAGCTTTATAATATATTGGATGTATTATCATGGTATTTATCCTTTAAATTTGATAGAATTGATTTTACCGAAGTAAGGAATCGATATCAAGAACAATATAAACAATTTAGTATATCCTGTGATGAAGTACTTGAATTAGAGATTTCAGAACTCCATCATAGAATTATGCTAAATATAAAGAATGCCATTCAGCCAGTCAAAGATTTAATAACTAATGTTGAAGGTGATTATTGGCGCTTATTGTATCCCCAGGTATATTCGGAAGCAATGCAAATGTCTTTGGATGAATTTAAATCTAATTGTTTTTGGATGCAGTTTATAAAATAAAAACTGTCAGCATCAAACTATCAGCCTTCCTTCGTTTCGACCTCCTTCACCAATTCTGCATACGGAATCTGCTGTCCGTTACGAATGACATACACGCCTTCGGCATTCCCGGTGTCTTCAACATAGCGGCGGAGAATGACGGAGGTGTATTTTTCGTCAAGCTCCATCATGTAGCAGATGCGGTTCATCTGCTCACACGCCATGAGCGTCGAGCCGCTGCCGCCGAAGGTGTCGATGACCACGGCATTCTCCTGCGTGGAGTTGCCGATGGGATAACCGAGCAGGTCGAGCGGCTTGCTGGTCGGGTGGTTCGCATTGCGCTTCGGCTTATCGAAATTCCAGATGGTCGTCTGCTTGCGGTCGGAATACCACTTGTGCTTGCCGTTCTGCATGAAGCCGTACAGCACCGGTTCGTGCTGCCACTGATAATCGGAGCGTCCCAGCACAAGGCTGTCCTTCACCCAGATGCAGCAGCCTGCAAGGTGGAATCCCGCATCGACGAACGCACGGCGGAAGTTCAGCCCTTCGGTGTCTGCGTGGAACACATAAGCCGCACCGCCTTTTTCGAGGTGTGCCGCCATACACTGAAACGCAGACAGAAGGAAGCTGTAGAACTCCTCGTTCTTCATGCTGTCGTTCTGGATGGTCAGACCGCTGGAGCTTTTGAAAGATACACCGTAGGGCGGATCGGTCAGGATCAGATTTGCCTTAACATCGCCCATGAGTGTATTTACATCTTCGGGGCTGGTCGCATCACCGCACATGAGGCGATGCCTGCCGACCGTCCACACATCACCGCACTCCACGAAGGAAGCCTTCTCCAGCGCAGCAGTCAGGTCGAAATCATCGTCCTTTGCATCGCTGTCGGTATTGTCGGAAAACAGGTCAGCCAGTTCCTTTTCATCAAAGCCAGTCATGGCGAGGTCGTAGCCGAGGTCTTGCAGTTCCTGCATCTCCACGGCGAGAAGCTCCTCGTCCCAGCCTGCGTCCATTGCCATGCGGTTATCGGCAAGGATGTAGGCTTTCTTTTGTGCGTCGGTCAGGTGGTCAACGTAGACACACGGCACCTCCGTAATGCCTTCCTCCTTCGCCGCCATCAGGCGACCGTGACCTGCGATGACGTTGTACTCCCGGTCGATGATGACCGGATTGACGAAACCGAACTCACGCAGCGAGGAACGCAGCTTTTTTATCTGCTCCGGCGAATGGGTGCGGGCGTTATTCACATAGGGGATGAGCTTGTCGGTGGCGACAAGCTGAAAATCAGTCGTTGTTTTCATGTGTACCTCACTTCCTGCTGCGGAGAAGCTGCTCCATCAGGTCGTCCTGCGGAGAGCCGTCGAATTTTGTGGTACAGTTCTGCTTCACGATATCAAAAATCTCATACCAGAGGACGTTTGCCTGCTTCTGGTAGGACTGGCTGAGGGATGCGAACGGAGAAGCGACCACGCCGCCGGTCGTCGGATGCTTGCCGAGCAGACCGTAGGTCGAGAGCGCGTCCTCACACTGGATAAAACGAGCGAACGCCAGCGAGTAGCTTTCGAGCAGTCGCTTGTTCACCAGCTTTTCGCAGCCGCGATTCTTCAGCCAGATCCATGTTTCCTTGTAGATTTCATCAGCGCCGAGGGGCTTGCCGTCCTTCTGCCGTGCCGAGAGGTATTCACTCGGCGAGGGCATATCCTCACCAACGAGATCAGCGGCATCATCAAGGTCAGCACCTTCCAGCGCGGTCGGGGTGAATTCGATGATGTCGGCATCCTCTCCTGCGGCAATTTTCTCGGCGAGGGGCTTCGGCTTGTCGCCTGCACGGACTCTGCGTCCGCCACGGTTTGTACCGTCCTTTGCCATATCATCACCTGCCTATAAAAAATGCCGGAATCACGCGGATTTCGGCTTGTAAAATATTCGAGGGGGTTAATCGGGTGTTTGAACCGGACTTTTTGTGCGTGAGAGGGGGCGCCGGTCTTGTGGCGGCGGCACCGTAGAGATTCCGATACCCCCACCCGGCAGCCCCCAGCCCCTGCCTCCGGTCAATATGAATATTCCGGTCTGGTGTCCTCGCTTCCGGTTTTCCGGTCGTGACACGGCTTGCATAACGCCCGACCAGTGCATAAAAAAGCATCTGCCGCTTTCACGACAGATGCTCTCATCTTTATTGTGCGTCACTTCTAGTATAGAATGTGCTGCGTCCTGTTCCGTGCC